ATGGGCCAGTCAAGAAGATCGTACCCAAACCGCAGATTTTGTAACAGAAGAAGATATAATAAAAGATTACACTCTTTGGTTATGCCGAGAAGGTATTCTTGCAAAAAGTGATGATGAAAAATATGGAGAAGTAGCTTTTATAGGTCCAAAGGATTTAGGACTTGCAACTAAATTAATTAAAGCAGGATCTGAACATCGTAAATTTTTACGTCAGATTTTTGTAACTGTGGATATAACAGCTCCTCTCTATTGGTGGAAAGAGTTTGATACTTATAAAGTAGGAACTGTTGCTAATTCTACTTCTACTATGCATAAGTTAGCTTCAACTCCAATTTCAATAGATTGTTTTGAAACAGATGATATGCAAACTAATTTAACATATAATGCTGGCTTATTAGCTGGAGATGAAACTATAGAATCATGTAATGAATTGCGTGGAGCAATTATAAATTATTGTGAAATTCTTCGCCTTCAATTTCTTGAGACGAAGGATGAACGATATTGGAAAGAACTGATTCGTTGGTTACCAGAGTCTTGGCTTCAGACAAGAACAGTTACAATGAATTATGAAAACCTTCTGGCTATCTGTTCGAAAGGTCAACGTAGATTTCATAAGTTAACAGAATGGTCTGATAGCTTTATAAAATTTGCAAGGAAACTACCATATGCACAACAATTAATCTTTTTGGACGAGATCGTATAATAAGTCTTCTTTAGTTGATTTAATAATTAAAATTTGATATAATATAAGTAAAGAAATAAGAAAGAGAGTTTTAATATGAGTAAAAAACAGGAATTTATAACTTATATAGAAGATAATTTGATGTCTAAAGTTGATATGAATGAAGTTCCTGAAGGTGTTCGCATTTATTGGGAAAACTTCAAGGGCAAAGAAGAGGAAGATAAACCTGTCTTTACAGAAACGGGTAAATTGATCCTTGGTTATTTGCAAGAGCATCAAACAGATATGCCGATTGCAAAAGCAAAAGATATTGGAGAAGGTTTGTTCGTTTCTTCAAGAAGGGTTTCTGGCTCAATTCGTAAGCTTGTAGCCGAAGGATATGTAGAAAAGATTGGTCAGGATCCAGTTGTTTATGAACTAACAGAAAAAGGTAGAACAGCGAATATTAATGAATAATTAAGGAGATTTTTAAAAATGAAAAATATGATTAATAGAACACATATTGAAGGATGGCTTTATGATGTTAAGAACCTAGAACTTAAGGAGTCTGGTCCAAACTCAAAGAATCCTGGAACTCCATTTATTAGTGGAGAAATCCAGATTGCAACAGATGATGAAATGACAAATATTGTTCCAGTTCATTTTACATATGTAACTGCAACAACTTTAAAGGGAAATGCCAATGCAACATTTGGTATTTTGAATGATATTATAAATGGTAAGTACAAGAGTGTTATGAGTGATGATGCTGCAAGTGCATCTAAGTTCCGTATTGATTCTGCAATTGGCCTTAATGACTTCTATGTAGATAGAGATGGAGAAACAACTCTTGTAAGTGCAAAGAGAAATGAGGGTGGTTTTGTTCACGTAACAAATGAACTCGCAGAAGATGAGAAGGCTCGTAACACATTTGAAGCAGATATGCTTATCACTGGTGTTACAAGAGTAGATGCAGACGATGAGCGTCAGCTTCCAGAAAAGGTAATCGTAAAGGGAGCAATCTTTGATTTCCGTAAGGCACTTCTTCCTCTTGAGTTCAGTGCAACTAACCCTAATGCTATGAACTACTTCGAAGGACTTGGTGCTTCTTCTAAGGAGCCTGTATTCACAAAAGTTTGGGGTCGCCAAATTTCTGAAACAATCGTAAGAACAATTACAGAGGAATCTGCATTTGGAGAAGATAGCGTAAGAGAGATTAAGTCTTCTCGTAAGGACTTTGTCATCACTGGTGCAGCAAGAGAGCCATATGTATGGGATGATGAAGAGACAATTACTGCAGCTGAACTTACAAAGGCAATGCAGGATCGTGAGGTTTATCTTGCAACTGTAAAGCAGCGTTATGATGAGTATCAGGCTTCAAAGGGCCAGGTTAATCCAGCTGCAACAGCTAAATCCGGTGCATTCAATTTCTAATGAAAACCCAAAATATAGAAGTTAAATTAAAAATAACTGAAATTAAAAAATATCAACCTGATTTTAGTAATTTAGATGATGAACAAATGGAAAGTCTGGATTCAAATGTCCAGACTTTTCTAGAAAGAAAAGAGGATAACAATGGGTAATTCATTATTAGAACTGCAACCACATAAAGTAAGTAGAGATTTAAGCGGATATTCAATTTTCTTTTATGGAGCACCAAAAACAGGAAAAACAACTATTGCAACAGAATTTCCAAATTCAATTTTGTTAGCTTTTGAGCCTGGTTATAACGCTCTTCCAGGAATTATGGTTAAAGATATTAATTCTTGGAATGAATTTAAAAGAACTTTGTCTGAATTAAAAGATCCGCAAGTACAAGAAACATTTAAGACAGTTATTATAGATACAGCAGATATTGCTTATCGTTATTGTGAAAAGTATATTTGCGGTAGAGAAAGTACAGCAACAACTTCTTATGAAACTATTGGCGATATTCCATTCGGTAAGGGTTATAAATTAGCTATGGATGAATTTGACGAAAGTATTCGTAAAATTCTTCAAATGAATTATGGTCTTATCCTAATCAGCCATATTACTGATAAGGTAGTTAAAACTGAAACGGGTGATGAAGTAACTCGTATGATGCCAACAGTAGATTCAAGAGCAAAGCTTGTTTGTGAAAGAACTTGCGATATTATTGGTTTTGCTCGCGAGGTAGATAAAGAAGATGGTGGTAAGACTACGCTTTTATTCATGCGTGGTACACCAAGATTTGATGCTGGTTCTCGTTTCAAATATACTCCAGATTATATAGAATTTACTTATGACAATCTTGTAAAAGCAATTGGTGATGCTATTGATAAAGAAGCACAAATGCATAATAACAAGTTTGTTACAGATGAATCTATTAATAAAGCTGAATTATATGCAGATGAAAAAGAATATGATTTTCCTGCATTAATGAACGAATTCCAAGATTTAGTTGGAGAATTAATGAGCAAAAATCAGAGCATCGCACCAAAAATTACTAAGATTGTAGAACAACATCTTGGTAAAGGTAAAAAGGTAGGCGAATGCACTCCTGATCAAGCTGCACAGTTAGATCT